CATCATTATCCTTTAGAGCCTGCCAATTTACTTTTTCCACATACTTTTTAGCGTGGAGATACATATCTAATCCCATTTATTTTTCCTTCTTTCTTAGTAGTCTGAAACTTTTACGGCAACAGTTGCCCATTCATCACGCAAAGAACCCGTAGGTCTATAGCGAACAGAAAAGTGTTCCCACCCTTCAGGTGGATAAGTGTCCTCACGCTTTTCAGCGAAGTTTATGATACCGCCATTGAAACGGCGGCGTAGTGAAGTAGGTGCGTAGTAAGTATCTACTAGCAAATCTACGATAGAATAATGTCTCATTAGTTTTCCTTTCTAATCATTCAGGCTTCCAGCCTATCATTTTCTACTGACATTTTCAAATCGACACGCCGAGTTTCGGGAAAATTTTGGGAGTGATTATAATCACATCATAAACACCTTGTGGATAACCCTGTGGAAAACCCCCCGGGGATTTTTAGTTGAAACTTCAACCTATTTAGTCAAAGTTTCAACCATTTAATTTAGATCTTGATTTGATTCCATTCAGATTCTAAAAGTTGTTTTCGCAAATTTCTATTTTCATTTTCTAATTTTCTAAGTGTAACTAGTCCGTGAAAAGTTACTCCCATTAAACCAGCGAGAGCAATAATTATTGCGAGTATGTCAGTTGTTAAAAGTGTCATACGGGAATTAGTCCTATCTCATCAACGCCACACGCTTTTTCAAATCGTGCTTTATCAAATCTTTCATTATCACTCTGAAAGAATTGAGCGAATTCCTCCACTAAATCTTCAAAAACTTGTGGGTGGATTTCTCCGCTAAATCCGTTTAGAATGTTAGCGGTTTCAACGTAGTCTTTTCTAGTCATCATTAGTTATTCTCCTCATCTAGTAGAATGAAAGCATGAGTTCCGCCGTCATTTACACGAGCCAATTCATTTAACAATTCATCACGAGTAAAGAGTGAAGCATCACCTATCATTTCTGTTACTGCTTGAATGTTCATGCCTGCTACAATTTCAGGCGGTAGTTTCGCAAGTGAGCCTGCAAATGGAGAGTTAGCGTTAATGCGTGAAATAAACTTTACGCCATTAACTACGAATGGATAGTCTTTATAGTTTGTATTCATTTTAGTTATTACCTTTCTTGGTGTTTGTTGTTGATACAATTTTAGCGATTTTCTCTAAGTTTGTCAATTTTATTTCTTGGCGTTGCGCCTCGATTAGTTTCTTGAATTCGTCAAGTTTCATTAGTCATTAGTCCTAACTGCTAGTGTGCGATAGGTGTAGCCACCTTTTAGATTATCTCTAACCTCTACAAGATACGCTTCGGCATTTTCATACCATACGGCTTTAGGGTGTTTTTCTGCTGACACGATTTCACCTGTTAGAGTGCGTGAGCGATAAGTTTTTCCTACAAGTAGGTTTTCGATAGAATAGATATTTGCTGACATTTTTAGTTGTCCTTTCTTTAGTTTCTAATAAGTCTATTATTTCATTTTTTGGGTAAAAAGTCAAAACGACACGCCGTTCAGGCGGTGTGAGTTGCCTCACATTTTTCATTCGAACAAGTGTTCGGAATTGAGAATAGATACTTTAGCAAAGCCTTACGCTCTACCATAGAGATTTCAGGGTGATATTGTTTCACACCCCCGTGTTGATATTCGAACACGATTTTATTTAGTGTATTTTCAGTGAGCATTTTTGCTCCTTTCTTTATTTTATTACTCTGTAATCTTAGCACACATATCTCAAAAAGTCAAGGCGACACGCCGTAGATCTTATGTGATTTATACCACAGACAAATCGGACATTTCGGACGGACCCGGGATTTTTTTGCTAAGTATTTTCACTTAGCAATTTTTTTATTCAACAACATCTAAAACTTCAAATGCGTCAAACTTTACAACATCAGATTCAGGAAGTTTATACATTACTTTATTCAAAGCAAAGATCGCTTCTAAATCTGTATCAGCATCAGTTACGAAACTGATTAGAACATTCTTTTTCATTAGTTATTATCCTTTCTGATTTCATGTAGACGAATTACTGAAGCGAATTTAGTTTTACCTAAACGAACACGCTCACCTGTGAAACAGTTGAAGCAGTATAGACCTTCATGTGCTAGTTCGCAAATCTGACAAGTCCTAACTTTAGGAGTATCTAATCTACGCACTTTGATTTCAACATTTTTATAGTCTGCTAATGCCCACTCTAAATCTAGTTTGGTAGAAGCAGAAGCATTTTCTAGTGATACCCAACCAGCACCACTATTATTCATTTCAAATATTTCTAACTTAGCCATTTAGAATATCCTTTCCATAGTAGGAAACGGCGGAAACAATATTCATCACGCCTTTATATTCATTACAGGATACACAATACTTATCCCATCTATCCATAGTGCGTAAGCAAAATACGCAGATATTATCTTGAAGTGAAAATCCTAGATTTTCTATTTCTCTTAGTGTAGTCATTTTGACCACCTTTCTTTTTTATCTAATACAAGTATTCTAGCAGGGGGGTCTGACATTCTACTGACCAGTATGCGTACAAATCGGACATTTCGTTTTGTGATTTACAACACATTTATTTAGACACGCCCGAGTGCGCCGGGTTCCGACACGCCCGACCTCGGGGGTGGGAAAAAGTGTGATTAGAAACACATGCGACACGCCGAGAAATAACTTGACTTTTTGACTTTTTTGTTATAGGATACTCCTATCAAAACTAAATAGACATTACGCTAATGAGCCTAGCAAATAAGTGTGATACAAATCACAATGAGCCTAGCGAATAAGTAGCCCAAAATGTCAGTGGTAGGTTATAGAATAAGATTATCAAAAGAAAGGATAACTAAATGAAAACTCTAAGTTATACAGCCGAAAAAAACGGCATTGAAATAGAGGTGCTAAATCGCCTCATGGTTAGCGAGTATCAAATAAATGACTTGCTAGATAGTTTAGTAGCGAGTGGCTACACTATCAACTCTACAAGAGTAGAGGACGGAGATTACTCTCCACATTGGCAAGGCTAGTCCTTGTCAGTGCTACCTGCTAAGATTACAACACTAAAGAAAGGATAACTAAATGATAAACGCAGTTCAGATTATAGATTGCTCATCTTGTTATGGTGAGGGCTTAGTTTTTATCGGTGATGAAAACGATTACTACATTGAGCCTTGCGAGTGTGTAGCAAATGGCTAACTACTCAGAGGAACAACTACGCAGGAAAGCCCACTTAGAAAATGGTGGGACACTTGCCAACTATGACCGCTCACATTATCCGCAGAAAGACGAGGTAGAAAATGAAACTAACAATAACTAGCATGGCAGGCAATACATCATCAATGGATTTGCCTACAAAAGAAAATGTTTATTACTTTATTGATTTGTATAAAAAATCTCTAAAGAAAAATCAACGAGTAAAGATTACTTGTGATTTACTTGGCATTGATGGTTATTTACAGGGCACTGCTCCGATTAGATAAATAACTTATCTAGTGCGATCTCCTGAGTGTGGTCGCACTATTTTTTTTGTATTTTTTTTCAAAATCATGCATCATACATTTTAGAAAAATATTCAGATTTTTGTCAAAATGAAATTTTAAAGTTCGATTAACATTTGATACGGATCTGGAAAAGTTCCACTAGCCTCAAGAACAAACCCAGTCTCTCTATCAAACAAATTATAATCCATCTCTACAACTTCAAAGGTTTCTCCAAGAGCAAGCAATACTTGTGCTAGATCCAATTTTCCGCAGGTATACAAATCAAACTGCAACAATGACGGATCTGCTTCATCCCAAATATGAAAAGCAATATGACTTGTCTCAATCATCACAATAGCCGTCAAACCCCTATTTCCTGGTTTGTCAACATAAGAAGCAAAAGGTCCCTTAATGATCTTCATATCAATTCGCTCAACCAAGCGGGTAAGAAAATCAATCGCCTCATTCTCATTCTTAATAGGCTGTTTAACCTTAGCATTAACCAATAGGTGTTTATGAAATAACATTTTTTCTCCTTAAAGATAGAAGTCAATTATATACTATGGTTTGATATAATTCAAGAATGACAAACCAAAAACCACCATGTCGCCATGTATATGAAAACATCGGACTTTGGATATGCCCATATTGTGGTTTGGATACTCATGAAATAGATTGGGAATATGAAAACAAAAAAGCCAGGGAATGGAAAGAACAAAATCCCGATGCTGCTAAATATGGCGGATGGTGGAGTATTTAAAAATCAGCGGGTATAAAAATTACCATTTCCCAATCGGACACTTAGCATTCTCTAACTCTGTCTTTAATCTCATAAAACACCCACACTTACCACATTTCTCTAATCTTGGTTTAAAATACTCACATGTCCGACATATGGCTAATCGGGATTCCTTTAATTCGGCAGCAGACCTTGGCTGATTTGGATTTAGTAGATCCCAAGGTTTAACATCTTTATCCATACTAGCCATTATATACTATTGGCCGTATAGAATACAAAACCATATTCTTGACGCTTATCGTATCTTTGATTCGTAGTTGTCATATGATGGTTTGTTATTCTTTTGCGCCCGCCGAAAATACGTGATATAATTTGGTTTATTATGACACCACAGGAATGGGCTGGATTGATTGCAACGATAATTGGAATCGTCGGCTCCGTGGGGATTGTTTTGAGGTGGATCTTGAAGAAATACGTCGAAGAAATAATGGTTGAACTAAAGCCAAACAGTGGATCTAGCATGAAAGATCAAGTAACTCGGCTTGAAGCAAAAGTAGATAAACTATACGACGCTATTTTGGTTCATCTTGAAGATCACGCTAATAAGTAACTATATATTATATATATTATATTCTTTTAACTATTTTCTCTCTTAATTAATTATTATACACACATACTTTTTACTTGTCAAGTCAAAACGATACTTTTCTTAAAAGTTTTACCAAATCGTTACAATCGATAGTAAATAATGTTAAAATGAACGTGCTGGCGCTCCAGGTTGCTCTCTACCCACCCCCACTGCCCCTGGAGCGTTCAGCCTTTTTATGGTATAATCAAACATTATGGCTGAAAAATCTTTTATTGTATCTGACACATCTAAATTCGGAGCGAATCCAGCCACTATTCAATGGAATGTTGTTCGTGGCGATACTGCTACGCTAAAGGTAGATTTTTTAGAAGATGATGAAATAACAAAGTGGAGTACTACTACTTGGTCTTATAAGGCTACCGCTTATGATCCTGTTGGCGATGTGCTAGACGAACTATTAATAACTGCTACTACTGGATCGGTGACTATTACTGCCCCCGCCTCTATGACATTATCTTGGGGAAGTGCCTATAAAACCATAGTAGCCGAACTACCTTTTGACCTACAAGTTCAAATGGAATTAGCAGGAGAAGATACAGTTTGGACTCCAGTTGTTGGTACAATTAGAGTATTGGGTGATGTAACTCCAGGAGGATCATTATGACTTTGCCTACCGTCGTAAAAATCAGTGATACACGCACTGATCTTCCGCCTGTTATTAAAGTAGACGGAAAGATTTATAAGGTGTCACGCTAATGGCATTTCCAGGAACATATAATTTTAATTATTACAAAGGCGATACAAACCAATTTGTAATTCGTCCAAAGAACTCTGATGGTTCTGCATTTGCTCTAACTGGTTATAGTGCGGATTATACTATTGCTACCGCCCGTGGATCTACAAGCGTAACACAATTTGAAGCACAAGCAGTTGTTAATGCAACAAGCAATATAGTTACATGTACAATTCTGCCAGGTGTTGGTTCAACTCTTACTGCAGGAAGTTATGTTTATGATGTGCAAATTGATTCTGGCGCATCTCTTGTCTACACTCTTCTAACTGGCACAATTACTGTAACGGATCACATTACAGGTGCTGTCTAATGCCAGAGGTACTTGTATCAAACGATGACATTACGGTTTTAGGACCACCATCAACAATTGAATTGTTAGTTGATATTGGACCACAAGGAACTCGTGGTAGTCAAACATTTGTTGGTACAGGTAATCCTAACAGCATTGAAATAGGACAGACTGTAAATTTAAATGATTTATTTATAAATACCTCGCCAGGTGCTGACTATGCATATTTATATCAATATGTATCTGAACCAGGTGGAAACACATGGACTCCAGTTTTAAAGATGAATCCTGTGATATTTTCTAAGAATTACTCTGTAACATTTACTAGCGGTAGTGGAAGCGTCGTAATCCCGATTGATGACATTACAGCAGCAGAAACTGCTTTTGTAGCAGATAACTTTAGCGTTCAATATAGCATCGCTCATACCAACCCTACAGCCTCTTCTATGGCCATTCCAGCAATCGCAGGTAGCAACCTAACGATTAACTTGGAAGCAGTAGAATATGCCAGTAGCACTTGGTCTGCGTTGGACGAAGAGGTAGTGGTGCATGTATTTATTACAATCGTCGAAGCAGGCGAGAGTTAATATTTGTGGTATAATTTTCGAGAGGTGATCCATAATGGCAGTTGAATCAATTGGTCCGATTTACGAAACCAAAATTCCAGGTTTAGCAGACGCTGCTGACATTCAAGCAGCATTTTACGCCTATCACTACGGCGCATATACTTCTATTGCAACTACTGCTGCTATTATTACTCCTTCTATGGCTTCTATTCTTAAAGCCATTGAAGCAGACATTGTTGATCTTGAAAACCGACCATCTTCTGGTGGTGAGGTTGATGCAACATCTCCTGTAGCAGGTGACTTTACTCCTGCAGAAATTCCAGATGGATTTATTTGGGTAGATCAAGATGGTGCAGTTACTGGACTACCAGTTTCTGCTACCGCCGTATTTACAAACTCATCACCTACAACTTCTCTTACAACTGGAACAATTTGGGTTGATAAAGATGCAACATCTGCAGTAAGCAATCCATTTATTCCACAAGCAATTATCGCAGCAAAAGGAGATTTGCTAGCGGGTAGTGCAAACGATACTGTAACAGTTTTAACAGTTGGAAGCAATGGACAATATTTAAAGGCTGACTCAAGCACAGCAAGTGGACTTACATGGGGAGATCCAGGAGATCTAACTGCAGTTTCTGCTGGTACTGGTATTACAGTTACAAGTGGAACTGGTCCGATTCCATCAGTTGCAATTGATACAGCAACTGTTGTAGATTTATCTACTGCACAAACACTTACAAATAAAACTTTAACATCTCCAATTATTAATGGAACTACAACAATTTCACAAATTCTTGAGTCTGCTACCGTTTCTGCAACTGCAGCAACAGGAACAATTAACTATGACTTAACTACAAATGGTGCTGTTACATATTACACATCAAATGCTGGTGCTAACTGGACATTAAATGTGCGAGGGAATTCAAATACATCACTTCTTAACTTGATGACAACAGGCCAATCATTAACAATTGCATTCTTGGTAACACAAGGATCTACTGCTTATTATCAATCAGGATTCCAGGTAGACGGAACTTCAATTACACCTAAATGGCAGGGTGGTACTGCACCAACATCGGGTAACGCATCAAGCGTAGATATTTATTCAATGACAATTGTAAAGGTTGCAACAACTTCGACTGTAGCATCTGCATTTACAGCATTCGGATCACAAACTAAGTTTGCATAAGGGGGAATAAAATTGTCACCAATGTTATCAACTCGTGGTGCAGGATCGGCTAAAGGGTTTGGATTAACTGCTTCATCAGGCTTTAATTTAACATGGTCTACTGCAACTGTTTCAGGTGGTCCAGTTTTAGGTTACACTATTGGTTATGGAAATAATGTTTTTTTATGTGGTCCTCGCACAAATGGTGTAAATTACTATACAAGTTCAAACGGTATAAATTGGACGACAAGAACAAGACCTGCTGATATTGAGCCTGGTGGTTGGGCTGGTGCTTATTTTGTTTATTTCTTATTTGGAACAAGCACTTTTTATAAATCTACTGATGGAATAAGTTGGACAAGTGGAACCGTTTCAGGCGGTGTACAAAATGGACGTTTTTCTGGACCATTAACAACTGACGGAACAACAGGCAGTAGCACTGTTGCTTTACAGTCTGTAAATGTTAATGCTCTTCAATATGCAAAAACAACAAATGGAGGAGATACTTGGAGTGGTTCTTCTTTGTCTGGTGCCTCGGATTTTAATGGTGTTCAAATTGCTTACGCTGGCTCCAACCTGTGGGCTTATAGCGGTGAATTAAATCAATTAGGTTATTCTTCTGATGGAACAAATTTTTCAAGAGTATCTACGCCATCTGGTAATTCAGGATATGTTTTTGGTGGTAATGGTCTTTTCATATTTAGATCGGGTACTGCTGGAACTACTTATTATACTTCAACAAATGGCTCAAGTTGGACCTCTCGTTCATTTCCAGTTTCTGGAACTTATAATTTTGGTTGGACAGGCACTCGTTGGATTGCAACTCAAGCAGGTGGCACATCAAGTTATCATAGTTTAGATGCAATAACTTGGACAAGTGCTACAAATAGTAAAGAATCTAATGCTGGTTTTACTTATCAAATGGCTGCAAATAGTTTTGTTGGATCAAATAGAATTGTACTTCCTGGCTGGGATGGGTATAATGTTAGTTATGCAAGTGCGACATAGGAGAAAAAATGGTAAACTTTACATATACAGTAGATGATGAAAATATAATTAGAATATGGGATGGGGTTAATAATGATGGTCCACTTATTATACAACCAACGCACCCAGATGGAACTTCTTTTGCAAACAGACAGAGTGCAGAAGACTGGGCAGAGACTTGGATTGCAAATTGGCATATAGAAATGCAAAAATCTTTAGAGGCTGAAGAAAAAAGACAAAGTGCAATAACACAGTTAAGAAATGCTGGATTTTCAGAAGAAGAAATTTTAAAGATTATAAAATAAATATTAAACCTGATATAATGAATATACAAACTAACAAAGGAAAACAATGACAGCAAAAGATAAAGAAAAAAATGTTCTTGACACATATGCATATACATATGAGGTTAATATGATTATTCAAGTACTCGCCGAAGATGAGAAAAAAGCAAAAGAACAACTTGATGCTCAGGGCGGGTATGTAACATCAAGAGTAGTAAACCTAAAAGATTCAATTAAACTATTCAACGGAAAAGGAGAATAACCAATGGCACACTTTGCTAAAGTAGTAGACGGCATCGTTGATCAAGTTATTGTTGCAGACTCAAAAGAGTGGTGCGAGAATAATTTGGGCGGTACATGGATTCAGACTTCTTACAATACCCGTGGCAACGTACACTATGATCAAGACGGAAATCCAGATGGCGGTGTAGCACTTAATAAGAACTACGCTGGTATCGGTTATTCCTGGGATGGTACAGGATTTTATCCTCCTCAACCATATCCATCTTGGACAAAGGACGCAGACACATATTTGTGGGAAGCACCAGTACCATATCCAACAGATGGAGAAATGTATACTTGGAACGAAGCAGATTTGACCTGGGATTTAGTAGAACTCCCATAACAAATCTGATATAATAAACCAGAGGAGTAGATAATGCCAACAGTAAATACCACAGATCCAAAACCAGGGTATGTATACGATGCAGGAGATGATACTTGGTATCCTCTAGCAGGTATTGCAACACAAACCCTTGATGGATTAACAGATGTTGTCATTTCTTCTGCTGCCTCTGGTCAAACTCTTATTTATAATGGAACAAATTGGGTAAATACCGCCGAGGCTGGCGATGTATCTGCTGTTTCAGCGGGTACAGGAATAACAATTACCAGTGGTGCTGGTCCAATTCCATCTATTGCTGTTGATACTGCTACAGTTGTTGATTTGTCTACCGCTCAAACTTTAACCAATAAAACTATTACATCCCCTACATTAAATTATCCAGTTTTGATTGCACCAGAAGAGCGTATGAACATTGTTGCATCTGCTGCTACTGGAACAATTGCTATTGATCTTGCAACTTCTGCGGTTTGGTATTATACTTCAAACGCTGGTGCAAATCATACATTAAATTTCCGTTTTGGATCTTCAACTTCTTTAAATAACGTATTAACAACAGGTGATTCAATTACCGCTGTTTGGTTAAATACAAATGGTTCAACAGCATATTATCCAAATCTAATTCAAGTAGACGGTGCAACAAGCGGAGTTAGCATTAAATGGCAAGGTGGCACTGCGCCATCATCGGGGAATGCATCAAGCATCGATTCTTACGTCTTTAACATAATCAAAACAGGATCTGCTGCCTTTACAGTTCTAGCATCTCAAACAAAATTTGCGTAGGTAACCTATGAGTCCAATTAGAACTCAGATCGGTGGAGCAAAGGTTTTTGGGTGGGGTAATGCTGCTAGTGGATTTATTATTGATTATTTGATTGTCGCTGGAGGTGGCGGCGGTGGTTATGGTCGTGATGATAATCCTCCTGGTTCGTATGGCGCAGGTGGTGGCGGTGCTGGTGGACTTCGTTCCACTGTAACTGCAACTGGTGGCGGTGGATCTTTAGAATCAAAAATAACTTTGTTACCAAGCACAGCGTACACTATAACAGTTGGCAGCGGTGGTTCTGGTGCTACTACAGTTGATACCCCTGGTAGTAATGGCAGTAATTCATCTATCTCAGGTACAGGTATCACAACCGTAACTTCAACAGGTGGCGGTGGTGGTGGAGGTGTTGATAATGATTCGAGTAGTGGTTCAAGAGATGGTAGAGCAGGTGGTTCAGGTGGTGGAGGAGCAAGTGGTGCTTATAATGGAAGTGGTGGTGCTGCAGATCCAAGTGGACAGGGGTATGGTGGTGCTGCTGGTGTAACTACAAATGAAGCAGGAGGTGGCGGTGGCGGTGCTGGAGGTGCTGGCTCAGTTGGTATTTCAACTCGTGGTGGAGAAGGCGGTGTTGCATTAGCAGTTGAAATTAGTGGTTCTTCTCTTTATTACGCTGGTGGTGGCGGAGGTGGTGCACAAACTGGTAGAGGTGGATATGGTGGTGGAGTTGCTTCTGGTCAACAAAAAGGTGGCGGTGGAAATGGTAATCTTCCAGGTTCTGGATACTACGGACACTCAGGTTCAGAAAGTAGTGGTGGTGGCGGAGGTGGTGGTTATGGATCGAGTGGCGTTCCACAAGGTGGTACAGAAGGTGATGGAGGATCTGGTGGATCTGGCATTGTAATTATTAGATATTCTGGAACAGTACAAAAAGCAACTGGTGGTGAGATTACTACAGACGGCACAAATATGATACATACTTTTAGATCAAGTGGCACTTTTACAACTACTCTGTCTGCTGAAAGTCCAAAAGCAACAGGTGGATATATTACAACCGATGGTACTTATTGGATTCATACATTTAACACATCAGGAACCTTTACTCCAAATCAATCTTTAACTGTTGATTATTTAGTTATTGCAGGTGGCGGTGCTGGTGGTCATGATATTGGCGCAGGTGGTGGAGCAGGTGGATACCTTACAAGCACTGGAACTCAAGGTGGTGGTGGAAGTGCTGGTTCAGCATTATCTGTTACTTCTCAAGCCTACACAGTTACTGTAGGTGCTGGAGGTGCTGGTTCAGAACAAAGTAATATAACAGGTGGAGCAGGCTCTAACTCTGTATTTTCAACTATTACTGCAACAGGTGGAGGCGGCGGTGGTTGTAGAAATGCACAAACTGGCGGTGCTGGTGGTTCAGGTGGTGGAGGTTCTGACGGTGGTGGCGGTGGAACTAGAACAGCCTCGCCAGTTCAAGGTTATAACGGTGGTGGTTCTGGCGCAGGTGGTGGCGGAGGCGGTGCTGGCGCTGTTGGTATGACTTCTACAGTTTCTACTATTGCAGGAACAGGCGGTAATGGTCTTGCTAACTCTATAACTGGCACATCTATAACTAGAGCAGGCGGTGGCGGTGGTTCAGGTAGCGGTTCTGCAACTAACGGTGCTAGCGGAGGATCTGGTGGTGGCGGTAAAGGTAGAGGTCATGCAATTAAAGATGGACCAACTGCAGGATTGCAAAATACTGGATCTGGTGGTGGTGGAGAACCAAATACAAGACTTTATCCTGGCGGTAACGGTGGCTCAGGAGTAGTTATTATTAGATATGCAATATAAAATGACAAACCACATTTCCAACAAGCGGGTATTTATAAAAACAATATCTGCTATAATTACACAGAAGGAGTACATAGATGGCAATTACATTCGATAATGAGGGCAGACCAGCCTACATGTTCAAACAGGGGGCAACCTCTACAGATGGTGTATGGTATGCAGTTGCTGGAAAGATGGATACTTCTGTTGCATATGAATTTACAGCAGCACAGACATTTTTAAATACCGTCGAATTTGATGATTATGCAACAATGAATTATGGGTTTAATAATTTTTTAAATCCCGCTGCTCGTGACGCAGCACTTGCTACACCAGTTCGTGGAACAATTTGTTTTGTTCGTCAAGATGCTGGTGGATCAGCACTAAATCAAATACAATTTTATGATGGTTCAACCTGGCAGGCTGGTGGAGACATTACAGCAGTTTCTGCAGGTACAGGAATCACAGTAACAAATGGTGCAGGACCAAATCCAACTATTGCACTAACATCAAATAGCATTACCATTAACGGTTCTTCTGTTTCCCTCGGCGGTAGCGTAACAATTACTGGAGAATCATTCCATCCATTTATGCTAATGGGTGCATAGGTGTGGTAGAATAGGAATAAGGAGAAAATATAATGGCAACAACGTATAAGGTACTAGGACAGTTAAATCCTGCTGCTACAACATCAACAACTCTGTATACCGTTCCATCAACATCTGGTACACAGGCTGTAATATCAACAATTTCTGTTGCTAATATTGCAGCAACATCTGCAACATATCGTATTGCAGTTCGTCCTGATGGTGAATCACTTGCAAATAAACACTATTTTGCATATGATGTTACATTAGGAGCATCTGATACAACAGTTATTACTGCTGGTATTACTCTTGATGCTTCAGATGTTGTTTCTGTTTATGCATCTAACGCTAACCTAGTATTCCAAGCCTTCGGAACTGAAATCTCATAATTTAGGGGGCTGCACTAAATGACATTAAGCAGCATTAAGACTGGTGCTACTGGTAACAGTTTACTTGTAAGCAATTTAAGTTTAAACACTCATCTTCAAAATGTTGACTACTTAGTAGTTGCAGGTGGTGGCGGTGGTGGATATAATCATGGTGGTGGTGGAGGTGCAGGTGGACTTCGCTCAACTGTAACTGCTACTGGTGGAGGAGGTCCCTTAGAATCTCCGTTATCATTAAAAAGAGGAACATCTTATACAGTTACTGTTGGAGCAGGTGGAAGCAGCAATACAAATGGTAATTCTTCTGTATTTTCAAATATTACATCATTAGGTGGTGGTAATGGTCAACAGCCAGTAACTGTTAGTGCTGGTAATGGTGGTTCAGGCGGTGGAGGTTGTTCTTATTCAGATAGTGTTTCAGGTCCAAATGGAGGACTTGCTATTCCAAATCAAGGATATTCAGGTGGAAATGGATCCAACAATGCTGAACCTCAAAGAGGTGCTGGTGGTGGCGGCGCTGGAGCGCAAGCCGCAAATGTTATCGGTGGAGGTGCTGGAGCCGCAGGAGCAGGTGGTGCTGGTGTAGCAGTTTCAATTACTGGTTCATCTGTTACCTACGCAGGCGGTGGAGGCGGTGGTTCACAAAATATTGTTGCTGGCGGTGCTGGTGGTAGTGGCGGTGGCGGTGCTGGTGGTGGATTTGGAACTGAAACTGGAACTGCTGGTACTACAAATCTTGGCGGTGGAGGCGGTGGAGGTTCAGGAAATAATAGGGCTGGTGGTTCTGGTGGATCAGGAAAAGTTGTTGTTCGTTATGATGGATCTCAACAAGCAAGCGGCGGTACAATAAGCACAACAAGTGGTTATACAATACATACTTTTAATTCTTCTGGAAATTTTATTCCATTTATTATTGGTCAAAAAGCAACTGGTGGAACTGTAACTTCTAGTGGTAGTTATATCATTCATACATTTACTTCATCAGATACTTTTACACCTACTGCTAATTTAACCGCTGATTACTTAGTAGTCGCTGGTGGTGGCGCTGGTGGATATGAAGCAGGCGGTGGCGGAGGTGCTGGTGGCTATCGTTACTTGACTTCACAAAGTTTAACATCTGGAACAAACTATACAGTTACTGTAGGAGCGGGTGGTTCTCGCCCACCTAATATTTCATCAAGAGGTGGTAAAGGCTCTAATTCAGTATTTGGTTCTACTACATCAACTGGCGGTGGTGGAGGTGGTTCTGCCACAGTTTCTATTTATTCAGGTCAAGCAGGTGGCTCAGGTGGTGGCTCTCGTTCAAATACAAATACATCGGGTGGAAGTGGAAATGAAGGCAGTTATTCACCAGTAGAAGGATATGCAGGTGGTTCTACTACAGGTTCTAGTGGTTCAGGTGGCGGTGGTGGCTCAGGCGGAATTGGTGCTACTGGTGATAATAACAGCAATAAATATAATGGAGGTAATGGTGGTATCGCTACCTCTAACTCTATTAGTGGAAGCGCTGTTTATTACGCAGGTGGCGGTGGAGGGGGAACTAATAGCGCAAGTGGCGATACTGTTGGTCTAGGTGGTGGTACATCTACAACTTCTGAAAAAGGTGGCGGTGGTAACGGCGCAACGCCAAGTATTGCTAGTGTGGCTGGAACAGCCAATACAGGCGGTGGTGGTGGTGGTGGAGATGGAACTGCCAATAATATACAAGGAGAAGCAGGCGGTTCAGGTATAGTAATAGTTAGATATTTGGCGGCATAGGAAAAACATGACACTTAAAAGTTTAAAAACAGGTATTAGAGATAGAGGTTTATCATTAACTAATCCAGCACTATCTATAAGTATTCCATATGATGTTGATTTTCTTGTAGTTGCTGGTGGCGGTGGTAGTGGTAGGTATAAAGGCGGTGGCGGTGGCGCTGGAGGATTACGTTGTACCGTTGATGCGACTGGTGGCGGTGCATCAGTAGAATCAAGATTTCCTGTAGTTAGTGGAAAGTCATATACTGTTGTAGTCGGTGCAGGTGGTACTGGTGGAGTAAATAATGTTCCTCCACTTTGTGATGGAACAAATGGTACAAATTCATCATTTGATAACATAATCTCTCTTGGTGGTGGATATGGTTCTGGAGGATATGGATCTCCACCATTTAATGATGGTTTTGATGGAGGCTCTGGTGGTGGTGGTTTTGCTGAAACATCTGAAACTGCTGGAACTGGCAGATCAAATCAAGGATACGCTGGACAAAATGGAAGCAGTAGCGCTCCACAATATGGTGGTGGAGGTGGTGGTGCTGGAGAAGCAGGTGGCACAGATGGTGTTGGTGAAGGTGGAGACGGTGTAACAACATCTATTTCTGGTACTTCAACTACTTATGCTGGTGGAGGTGGAGGTGGTAGTAATGGCTCTACTAAATCAGGTGGTACTGGTGGAGGAGGTAGTGGTGGATATAATTCTGCTGCAACCGCTGGTTCTGTTAATACAGGAGGTGGAGGCGGCGGTGGTGCTGGAGATAGTTTTGGTTCTGATTATACTGGCAAAGCAGGTGGCTCAGGAATAGTTATTATTAGATATCCAAGTAATTATAAACTTGCAGCATCAACTACAGGATCTCCTACACAAGCCACTACAAGTGGTTTTCATATATACACTTTTACTTCTAGCGGAAGCATAACTTTCTAATGACAATATCATCTTTAAAATACGGAACTCAAAGCGATAATTTATTAACTGTTGTTCAAGCACATGGTGGTACAGTTACAATTTCTGGTTCTTATGTAATACATACATTTACTTCAAGTGGAACTTTTATACCAAAAAGAAATTTAGATTTAGTAGATTATTTAATTGTTGGAGGAGGAGGAGCAGGTGGTGGTGGAACAAGCGCAGATGTGAAAGGTGGTGGAGGAGCAGGAGGTGTTAGGTCTACAGTTTCTTCAACTGGTGGCGGTGGATCTTTAGAAGCACAATTATCACTTTTAGCAAATACAGAATATAGAGTTGTGGTTGGAGCGGGAGGACTTGCTTCTTCAAATATTGGTGCAAACGGATCAGATTCTTCTTTTGCTGGAATAATTTCTTTTGGTGGTGGAGGAGGATCGCCATCAGTTTTAAATGCTAATTCTGGAGGATCTGGTGGTGGATGTGGCTACTCTGGCGGTGCTCCAGGAACTGGAACAGTTGGTCAAGGAAATCAGGGAGCAGGTGGTAGTGGTGCTAACTATGGAACCGCTGGTGGTGGCGGAGGAGCAGGCGCTGCTGGAACTGCTGGTGGAAGCACAACTGGTGGAAATGGTGGAGCAGGAGTATCAAATTCAATTTCAGGCTCTTCAGTTAATTATGGCGGAGGTGGTGGTGGTTCCGTTGGATATATTGGAACAACAGTTGGAACAGGTGGAACTGGTGGTGGAGGAAATGGTGGATCTAATTCTTCAGTAGCAACTTCAGGTACAGCAAATACTGGAGGTGGAGGTGGCGGAGGATCACAAAACTCTGGCTATAGAGCAGGCGGCTCAGGTGGAAGCGGTATTGTAATTATTAGATATTTAATGTAATATATAAAAAAATAACCCCGCCTTTTACAGCGGGGTATTTTTATTCCTAAATATTAATGATTAGGAAATTTATCTAGCCATTTGTGTATGGCACCATTATTAATTGATGACCATGAACTCCAGTCAGTACCGCCCTTGGTCATGTAAAACACAACCTCAGCGTTTTTGACAGGGCTAAATAACTCGGCATTTAAATCAAGATCAAACTTATTTCGTCTGTCTGGACCTAAAGTACCAAGCATGTTAATCTGAAAAATCCCATAAGAGGAATCTCCAGTTTTGGTGTTTCCATTAAATGCAAATGGGCGACCATTAGATTCGGCTTTAGCAACTGCCCAAGCAGTTTTTAAACCTTGCCCTTTGAACCCTACCGCCTTAAGTAATTCAACCAACTGGCTGTCAGTCAAACTGTGAGCATTTTCATATTTCTCAAGTACCTCGCTCTTAGTGGGTAAATAAAGCAAAATTGCCGCTTTGTGGGCGGCATCGTCAACTTTATTCTCCCGTTTAGATAAGTTATTCTCATTAAAAGCATTTGCCATTGGCGCTAAAATTATAGCCAATCCAAACACAGTTGTAAGAACCCCCGATAGTATTTTGTTGTCTCTCAAGTTTTTCCTCCTAGAAACGCAATAGCACCATTTTACGGTGCTATGCACCTAGTATAACACAAAAAATAGTATTTAGTCAAGTTAGGGAAGTGCTATAATATAAGAACTATGGCATCTGGCGAAACAGCAACGTACGATTTACCTTATCCAGTCGCATCTGATCCTGTTAATGTACACGAAGATATACAATCATTAGCAGAAGCAATTGATGCGATTTTACCTACCCTCGGACTTCCATATCATACATTAGAAGTTACAACTGCAACAACAAGTACTGGTGGAACAAATATCACAAAAGGTGATCCAGTTTATATTAATGGCTTTGGTGCAACAAAACCAAGAATTGCAAAATCAGATGCAGATACAGCATCAACATTTCCTACAATTGGTTTAGCACAAGCAAATATTTCTGCTGGCTCTGATGGTGTTGTAATTTTAACTGGTGTATTTACTGGTGTAAATACTTCTTCATTTTCTATTGGAAATAAATTATATACCGCTTCTGGTGGAGGCTTAACTGCAACTAAGCCAGCAAGTGGTGGTGGCGTAATTGGCGTGGTAGCAAAAGCAGCAACATCAGGTACAATTATTGTTGGTGCAAATAAAGGCAATGGAACATGGCAAGCACTTAAGGATGGACTATCATGACAAATTATAGAGGAGCGGGATCTGATTCTTTTTCAATCGGTACTACCCCGCCAAACATTTCATGGACACTTGTTCGTGGTGACACAGCAGCATTTAGAGTTTATGTAACAGACGAAGATCGCAATCCTTTAACCATTGCTGATTGGGATATTGCTATGGATATTGTTAGAGAAACAACAACTAGTAGCACAGTTATTGTAGCCCTAACTCCAGGAGTTACTGCAGACGATGATGAGGGAGAATTTACTGTATCCCTAACTGCCAACCAATCAGATCTTTTAGAAACAGATGATATTTTTGATATTCAACTATCAGACGCTACAAGAACCTGGACTATCTGTAAAGGCACTATAACCGTTATTGAAGACGTAACTGGCCCTTCTGAGAGTTAATCATGCCTGTTGCCAAGATTGAAGATATTCAAGGTCGCAGGGTATTTGTAAAAGAAACAAACTACGCAAAAGCCAAACCTTCTAAAATAGGATCTTATGTAGCAGAGGTAAAAGGCATCTATCCTTTTAGGGTAAGGTTTGAAAATATTGGTGTTTCTATACCCGCATCTCAAGGAATTGGCGTTGCGGTCATTGGTAGCACATTTATCATTTTATGATATAATCATTTATTATGGCTATTGTTCCTATCAACACTCTAAAAACAAAATTTGAGACTGGTGATATACCAACACAATCAGACTTTATAGACTTAATTGATACTACTTCATACCGTGCAGATTCTTTGGGCGGGGATGGAAACAACAGCGTAACGATCAATGGCATAGAATCAGCAACAGTATTTGACACAATAGATACTTCTGTTTGGAGAACAATTAAGTATTTGGTTCAACTATCACATGCTGGATCTTCTTCATATAGAAGTCTTGAATTAAACTTGGTTTTTGATGGTACCAATCAAAATATATCAGAGTACGGCTCTGTAAAGAACAATGCTAGCGAAGTTGGAACTATTTCAGCAGCGCTAAATTCTGGTACAATTAGCATGACGGTTACCCCCGTCTTAAGCCCTATGACCATTCGGTATTATCGAACAGGTTTGAAGGCCTGACCCTTATAAGGAGAAACAATGGCGACAGTCAATAAAGACTTCCGAATTAAGAATGGTTTAGTCGTTGAGGGAAGCACAGCAACCGTCAATGGTCAAAACGTACTTACTGAGGCATCAACGTCATTTCTAGCAGAGTATGTTGCAGACACCATCGGCGCAATGGTATCAAGCAACACCGAATCTGGTATTTCAGTAAGTTACCAAGATGGAGATAACACACTAGATTTTGATGTTGCTGATTTTACAATTACACTTGGTGGAGATCTAACAGGTTCTGTAACAATTACAGATCTTGCAAACGCAACTCTTACCGCATCTATTGCAGCAGACTCTGTTGCACTTGGCACGGATACAACAGGTAACTACGTAGCATCTGTTACATCTGGTTCAGGAATCACAGTTTCATCTTCTGCATCAGAAGGTGGAGCAGTCACCGTAACAAACGATGACAAAGGTTCCTCACAAAATATTTTTAAAAATGTAGCAGTTTCTGGTGGAGAAACTGTTGTTGCAGATAGCAATGATGATACTCTTACATTTGCTGCAGGTTCTGGTATTACACTAGCAGCAGCAACTTCAACTGATACAATTACAGTTACAAACAGTGATAAAGGTTCTTCCCAAAATATTTTCAAAAATATCGTTGTTGGTGCGGCAACTGTAGTAGCAGACTCAAATGACGATACTCTAAATATTGTTGGTAGTAACGGAGTTGGTGTTCTTGCAAATACATCTACAGATACAATTGAAATTTATAATACTGGTGTAACACAACTTACTGGTACAACAAATGAAGTTACAGTTTCTGGTTCGACAGGATCAATTACAGTTGGTCTTGCTACAAATCCAACAGTTGCAGGCAACCTAACAGTTACTGGAAACTTGACAGTAAACGGAACATCTACAACTCTTAATACAGAAACACTTGCTGTTGAAGATAATCTAATTGTTCTTAATAGCAATGTTACAAGTACACCGTCAACAAATGCAGGTATTGAAGTTGAGCGTGGTACATCAACAAATGCATCTCTATACTGGGATGAAAGTGTTGACAAGTGGTATATAAATGATTCAACTACTTCTAAAGCAATTGCTTTGGTTGGAGATGCAACATTTAATACCTTCGCAAATTTCACAGATGGATCTAATACTGCTACTCCAGATTCTTCATCTGACACATTTACATTTAGTGCTGGAAGCGGTATTACAGTATTAGTAAGCGACGCTGGAGATTCACTAACAATTACCAACGATGACAAAGGTTCTTCACAGAATATCTTTAAGACCGTTGCTGTAACTGGATCTCAAAGCCTTGTTGCAAATTCAAATACCGATACTTTAAACTTTGCTGCTGGAACTGGCATTAGCATTACTGCTGCTACATCCACAGACACAGTTACAATTACAAACGATGGCGTAAGAACTATTGCAGGAACTGCAGATCAAATTTCTGCAAATGCCTCTACTGGTGCTGTAACACTATCTTTGCCACAAAGTATTGCAACTACATCAAGCCCAACATTTGCTTCGCTAACACTTAATGGAGCATTGCAAACAACAGCAATTAATCTAGCAAATACTTTTGTTGGAGATGCTGCAGTTGCTTCAGCAACTACTGCTGGAACAGTGATTGATTCATGGTCAGCAACAGCGTGGAGAAGCGCAAAGTATATTGTTCAAATGATTGATGGTAACGATATTGAGGTTCTAGAAGTTCTCATAACTGTAGATGGAAACAATAACGTATACCTAACTGAATATGCAGATGTTCAGAGCAACACTCAACTTGGAACTACAGATGCAGATTATTCTGGAGGCGATGTTCGTCTCAAAGTAACTGCAACAGGTAATCCAGTTTCAGTAAAGGTTCACAAAACACTCATCGAAGTGTAATGTGACCACGAAGGGATAAGTGAACTTCAGTGGCAACCACTAATAAAGATTTTGTCGTCAAGGCAGGACTTAAGGTTGCTACTGGAGTTACCTTCCCAGACAATACAGTTCAAACTACCGCTTTTACTGGCGGAGGACTAACTGTAGGAAGTTCTTTCCCAGGATCACCAAGTAATGGTGATTTATTTTTATATACAACCACAGAGCGTATTTATTTTTATTACAATAGCGAGTGGATTCCAGTTGCAACTTATTTAGATGCTCAAAGAGAGTATGACGGTAACGGAATCACATATCCAACATTATTTGCAAAACTAGATGGTGGCACTCCAAGTACTACATTTACTAATGCTGTTCCATCAGCCGATGGGGGTAGCCCAAGTGAACAATTCTGATATAATGGCTTTTAGCGAGGAGAGGTAGCAATGGCAACAAGAATTCAAGTGCGTAGAGGTACAGGTGCCGCATGGACTACTTCTAATCCTACGCTTGATATTGGTGAGTTTGGTTATAATACAACTACCGCTCAACTTAAGATCGGTGACGGAACTACCCTTTGGAACGATCTAGATTATATTGTTAATGATGCAAGCCTTACTACAAGTCTTGGAAGTTATATTGAATTAACTGAAAAAGATGCTGCTAACGGCGTTGCTACTCTAAATGCAAATCAAAATGTATATATTCCTGGAACTGGCCTTGTAATACAGGGTGCTACTACTAATAACTTTGAATTAACAGTTACAGCAACAGATCCTACCGCAGATCGTACAATTACACTTCCAGATGCCACTGGAACTGTAGTTCTAGCCGACGGTAGTGGAAATGTAACTATCTCAGGAAATCTAACAGTAAGTGGCACTACAACAACTATTGATTCAAGCACTATTAATATTACTAACTCGTTTGTTTTTGAGGGTACTGCTAATAATCATGAAACAACATTGACAATAACAGATCCTACTGCAGACCGTACAATTACTCTGCCTAACGTTTCTGGTACAGTAGTTACTGCTGGCAACTTCCCATCTTTGACATGGGGCCAGATTAAAAATGGTGGAGCAGTTACCGTTTCAACATCCTAGTACTATTTAAATTTAAAAGTACTAAACCTTTACTTTACACTTATTCTTTATAAAAGCACTATAAATTATAACTTTTCTTTATTTAAACTTTGTGCTATACTAGACACTACTTTGCGATTTGCAAAGTTCTCATATTATTTTTGTGGAAAGGTTGTTAAAAACAAATGTCAGACGTATTTTCTTTTCGCCTATTGGACGAATTTGTTAATAAATACAAGGAATTAGAGCCTCCATTTGGCTTTGCCGATGCAGGAAATAACTCCCTAGGCGAGATTACTTTTATTCGTACTTACTCCAGAGTAAAGGAGGATGGACGAAAAGAACGCTGGTATGAGGTTTGTAAGCGGGTAATTGAAGGAATGTACTCAGTACAGAAGAATCACGCCAAAGAGAACCGTTTGCCATGGAATGATAATAAGGCACAGAAGTCTGCTCAAGAGGCCTATGATCGCATGTTTAACCTCAAATGGACACCTCCTGGACGTGGCCTATGGGCATTTGGTACTCCTATGACTATGGAGCGTAGAAACTCTGCTTCCCTGCAGAATTGTGCGATGGTATCAACAAGAGATATTGACCGTAACGATCCAGGTGCATTATTTGCTTGGGTAATGGATGCCTTAATGTTAGGTGTAGGTGTAGGGTTTGATACTCTAGGTCAAGATAAAGAACTTGAGATTTATAAAAATGTATCTGAAGAAATCACATATGAAATTCCAGATACTCGTGAAGGATGGGTAGAATCGGTAAGGCTACTTCTCAACTCATACCTAAAACCTAATCAGGCAAAGATTATTTTTGACTATTCTAAGATTAGACCTTTAGGTGCTCCAATTAAAGGTTTTGGAGGTACCGCTTCTGGTCCAGCCCCACTAATTAAACTTCATGAAACAATTCGTAAAGTTGTTGGTGATCGTGCTGGAGATAACTTGGATAGTCGTGCAATTGTAGACATTATTAATCTCATTGGTACTTGTGTAGTTGCTGGAAATGTTCGTCGTTCTGCAACTCTTGCTCTTGGTGGTTCTGGAGATAAAGACTTTATGAATCTAAAAAATTCAGAGGTATTTCCAGAGCGTAACTCTTTTGATCCAGAAAATCCAGGTTGGGCATGGATGAGCAACAACTCAATCTCTGCTTCGGTAGGAACTAAGTATGAAGACTATGTTGATCTAATTGCAAACAATGGAGAACCAGGATTTATCTGGCTTGATGTTGCTCGCAACTATGGTCGCCTTGCAGATCCTGCAGATGGTAAAGATTATCGTGTGATGGGTTTTAATCCATGTGCAGAGCAGCCACTAGAGTCATATGAACTTTGTACTCTTGTAGAGGTTCATCTAAATAGGCACAAAGATAAAGAAGATTTCTTACGCACACTTAAGTTTGCATATTTGTATGGTAAGACTGTAACTCTTGTGCCTACACACTGGCAGATTACAAATGGCATTATGCAACGCAACCGTCGTATCGGAACATCATTAACTGGTATTGCATCATTTTCTGATGAGTATGGTTTGCCTACCGTTCGTGATTGGATGGATGAAGGATATAAAACAATTCGTAAATATGATCATGCATATTCCGAATGGCTATGTGTTCGTGAGTCAATTCGTGTAACAACTGTCAAGCCATCTGGTTCTGTATCTTTGTTATCTGGTGCAACTCCAGGTGTTCACTGGGGTCCAGGAGGAAATTACTTCCTTCGTGCAATTCGTTTTGGCAATACAGATCCGATGATTCATTTGTTTAAAGCAGCAGGGTATAAAATGGAAGCCGATCTGGTGTCTGCTAACACAACAGTAGTATACTTCCCAGTTCATTCAGGACACCCTCGTTCTGAAAAAGATGTAACTCTTTTTGAAAAGATTGGGCTTGCTGCTACAACTCAAAAATATTGGTCTGACAATGGAGTTTCTGTAACCTTATCATTTGATAAAGAAACAGAAACAAAACATGTTGCTCCAGCACTTCATATGTACGAGGGGCAGTTAAAGGCTGTGTCATTTTTACCAATGGGTAATATGACATATCCACAACAACCATATACTCAGATTACACAGGAAGAATATAATGCATATTTAGGCAAGATCAAAAAAATTAATTGGTCTGCTATTTATGATGGCGTAGATAACTTGGAAGCGATGGGTGAAGCATACTGTACAACAGATGTATGTGAAATAAAGATTGGGTAGGGATATGATTAATAGAATATTGGCATCAGTAGTAGTTCTTGTTTTGGCTTTTACTGGTTTGCAGTTTATAGATAAGAACGATAATAATTGCATAAATTTATACATTGATTATGGTCCGTTAGATAGTGGAACTAAATTAAATAAGTGTGTAGATGTATCTACAAAAATAATTGCTTTAGATTTATTAGAAGAAGCAAATATAAAAATAGAAGGAACTAATAGATATGGACTTGATGTTGTATGCAGAGTAAATGGGCTGCCAAATAGAAACATGGAGTCTTGTGATGTAATGCCACCAGAAAATGCATATTGGGCTATCCTTATTAAAGAAAAACAAGTTCTTCCATTTCCAACAAAAGAATGGGGTTGGGGTCAACTTGCTATTGATCAACAGTATTTAAAGCCAGGAGATTCTTTAGGCTTGGTATTTGCTGATAAAGGAGAAATTAAATTTCCATGAAACTTGCTGAACAAGATTTAAATAATATAAGATATATTTCAATAATAAAAAAGAAGCCATCAACTGTTAAAAGCATTTTTAATTTAGTTATCAATTTAGCAGGTCTTTATCTAGCAAACGAGTTATCAATCAATGTTTGGCGATCTTTGACAGGTCACTAATGGTACATTTAACTCGTATTTATACTAAGACTGGAGATGATGGTCAAACATCTACTGCTATCAATGAAAGAGTTGACAAGAGCAGTTCAATAATTGAGGCTATAGGCTCTGTTGATGAAGCAAATTCTGCAATTGGCATGGCAACCGAATACCATAATGACATTATTGATACAATACAAAGTGATTTATTTGATTTAGGTGCAGAACTTGCTGGTGCTCCAACAATAACAATTTCAGAAGAAAGAATCTCTTATTTAGAAAATGTAATTGATGATTACAATGAATACCTAGAGCCACTTAATTCTTTTGTTCTTCCTACTGGTCCTCTTCATAATGCACGAAGTGTTGTCAGAAGAGCAGAACGAGAGGTTTGGAAGGTCGAAGGTATAAATCCAAATATTGCTAGGTATTTAAACAGGCTTTCAGACTTACTTTTTGTTATGGCAAGGTATCATAACAAGGATAATGAAAAAATGTGGGTTCCTAGAAATTAATCTCTGCCCTGCTATAATAAGACGATAGGAGCAATATGTCCAACCCATCGAATTTATACGCAGAGAAAGTGTTCGCAGAACACCCTACGGCCTTGTGGGCTTTGGATGATCAAGCAGATTATATAAGTTTAATTACTGAAGCAGAACGCACTTTTACAAGTTGGACTCTAACAAATGCCACGGCAGCAGTAACAAGTGCTCCAACCACAGAACCATTTGAAAATAGCGTAGTAAATAGGCTTGCTATTACTATTCCAGCAAATACCAGTTTTACTGTAACTTGTATTAGTACTGATCTTGTAAACTTTTCCGATCTTAATGCTGACCTTGGTACATTTTCTATTGGTGGTTATTTCTTTGACTCTAGCGCATTGCTTCAGTCTGTCTCAATTGGATATGAATATACAGATACAACTACAGCCCTAGATGTTCAAAATGTAAATACTTTTGATACAAACCTAAATGCCGCCTGGGGATTTGTTTCTGGAACATTTGAAACGCCTAATGAAAATACAACAATGAGAGCAGTTGTTAAAGCAACATTTCAAGGCGGTGCTTCAACATCAAGTACATTTATTTATTTTAACGGCATTAGTGCTGGACAGTGGTCAGAAGAGCATAATACTGAGTCACTTGGAATTCAAACCATTTCAATTACTTCAAATATTGCTATGGCCACAACAGAAGGAATTGAGGCAGAACCTTACGGTCTTGGTGGAGATCATGGATATTATTTAGTTAACGACAATGCTCTTGTTGCTAGAAACTCTGGCATTCCGATGGTTTATGGAGCAAGCGGTGTAACAATATTAAGACCAAATGTTTCTGGAGAACCATCATTAATAATTCCAGGAAAAGGATTTTTAAATGAGGCTGGAAGACACAAAGAATATACTGTAGAGTTTTGGGCAAAAATAAATTCAAGTGCAACTACTCCAAAAAGAATATTTGGACCCATTGCTTCATCAGATGGATTATATGTTGAAAGCGGTTTTCTAACATTAGTTATAGGTAAAACTTTTGCTTCACACTTCGTTGGTGAATGGTTCAGGCCTATGCTTATTCACATTAGAATTATTAGAAACAATGCAACAGTTCTTGTAAATGGAGAAGAAGTAATTAGTTTAAATATCACAACAGACTCATTAACCTTGCCAGAGATATTGGATAACTCAAATGATCAACAAGATTGGCTAGGTTTTTATGCCTACGCAGACGTAACACCAGTAGAGATTGATTGTATTGCTGTTTATCCATACCAAGTACCAATTCCAGTAGCAAAACGTAGATGGGTATATGGCCAAGGAGTTCTTTCTCCAGAAGGAATTAACTCAGCATATGGTGGAACATCGGCTTTTATAGATTACTCTTTTGCAGATTACACAGCAAACTATACATATCCAGATTTTGCAAATTGGAATCAAGGCTCATTTGATAACCTTTCAACAACACCTACATATATTGGAACCCCAGACTATCAACTTCCGACGGTATTTATAGATGGAGAAGCAATACAAGACCTATATGATGACAATCAAACAATTCAGGCTGGAGCCAACAAGTTCTTAACATTTAGACCAACCACAAGTTGGAACTCAGTACATTCATATTTTAACTTCCCAAACTTTAATGTTTTAGCCGAAGAGGTAAAATCTGTATATGGTGTATTTAGCAATAATGATATTACATCCATAAATCAAACACTCTTTAAGATTTATAACAAGGTTAACGGAAATTATTTTGAAGCAGTTCAAGATGATAATCAACTTATTTATAATCTTTACTATAATGGGGCAAGCACATCTTTATACACATATAATACTATATCAGTAGATCAGGTCTTTGCCGTTGGAGTTAATATTCCAGATCTTACTGCTAGGTTTGGAGGCAACATTGCCTCATTCTTTGGAAATAGAAACGGACTAGAGTTGTATGTTGCTGGAGATAGTACAGCATCAAATACATTTGAAGGAAAAATATACTCATTTGGATTATCTACAGCAGTAAATGCAGACGAGTCTTCTGATTATTTTAGTAATGGATTTGCAATAGCCACATCTGGACAATCATTAATTGCTTTTACCGCTAGTTACACCCTTTTACCAACAGAGGCATATGATTCATACTTTTTGGATATTGGAGTTGCTGGATATTGGGAAGATTACCTACCGCTTTCATATTTTGGTCAATATGTAAAAAATGATTTAGGAAATACGTTTTATGATTTAGATTTCTTGCAGTTTAATATTGGCTATCCAGCACCATCAGATTTAATTGAACAGGCATCTACTAGCACATGGACATATCAGGAATTAAAAGATACATATGAGTTTCCAGTTCAAAGAACATATAATCAACTAGATAATTATCTATTTACAGGTTGGGAAGATTATGCTCAGATGGCGGGGCAAACAGATAAATACTATGAGTATGATACCGAAGATGCTTCAATTAGAAGTTATGTAACAGTTCAGTATGTTGCCGATGGTGCAAACGCTCCAAGATCAAACTTTACAACTACTAGAACTGCAAGAGAAGGATCTATTATTGATATAGCAGACTTTCCTGCTTGGTCAACAACAAAGTTTGAGGTAGTAGACAATACACTCATATATCCATCTAAGTCAATAGATTTTAATGATCTTGCAATAGTAACTCATCTTGACTTTAATATTCGTGGTATTTTAAGAAAGCCATTAAGACTTCGTAGACTTGAACTTGCCTCACAAGCATTAAACGATAACTCATTTAACCCAGTTGGAACAAGGTTTGGTGTTGATATATTCCCATACAAAAAAGCGGGTATTTATTATGACTACAAAGCAAAAAATCCATTCAGCATATACAAGGGAAGCACACCATATTTATATCTAAACAAGAGCACTGGTATTAAGGTTCGTGGAGATTATGACCCACTGGTAAATAGGGGCTTGTCTATTCCAGTTAATAAAAATACAGCAGATAATTATCGTGTCAGTGCATTGCAGATGTGGATGAAATATGATGATAGACAATTCCCAGAAACTCCAGTAGAACTTTTTGAAATCAAGTATCGATCAGATACTATTAAATTTTATTTTGTTGCGGATAGCGAAACTGGAGATCGTGCCAGAATATATGCAAAAAGTTTAGAGACGGGAGCAGACTACAACGGCTTATCATATTATTGGAATGGTGCACTGGTAAGAGAGCCAGTTGCAACAAGAAATGAATGGGGTGTTCTTGGCATAGGATTTTCAAATGCTTTAAACTTTGATTTATTCCTCGGTGCTATTAATCTCAATGGTCAGTTTGTATTTAATAATATTGCTTTCTATCAGGCTAATAATTTGCAACAGGCTCAGAGTACCCTTACTCGTCCATGGCAGCAGGTAATAACAGACGGTATTACAAATTTTGATTGGGAATACTGGCTAAACTCTTCAACATGGGAAGGTGTTCTTATTATTGGCTCATCAGATTTATATGGCGTAAACCCAGTAGATGTTTATGAAACCTATATAGGAACTAATAAGATTATCTTTGACGATGAAGAGGGATTGACCGTAGACGCTGATAAATTGAAGGTTTATACTAATACAACATGGACGGTTAACGTCGGTACACCAGTATAATCTGCTATACTTATGGATATGAGTAGTGGAAAATTGCCAAAAGTTGGTAACGTCAGGCGCAAAGTCATAGAAAAAAACTATGCCTGGGGTCTTTATGTGTACAAAAAAGCCAATGGTAAGTGGTTTACTGATGGCCAGGGTAGCGTTTTAAACATTCCTGCAATGCGTGGAGATCTATCAAAGATTGCAGAATTAAAGAAAGCCGCCATGTATTATGGTGATGATGGTGATGGACAGTGTGTTTTTGTACCTGGTTTAAATCGGGTAAGTGAAGAACAGTATTCAGAAATGGTAGACAGAATGAAACAGGGTCTTATTCCAAACGTTAATGATCTAGGTGCAGTCTATGATGCTCAACAAACTTTAAGAAAACATGGAAAGGATGCCTACGACAGTGAGTGAAAATTTTGAATATATTCAGGCAGGTCTGAATACACAACAAAAAGAACCTAATCAATTTGCAGGGCTAGATCCTTTTGCAAAGTCTTGGGACGATCTTAAAAGTTTAAATGGAATTGATAATAACTTTCGTCGTAGAACAACTAGAAACCTTACCAAGGTTGCTTCTGAAGATCCTGCATATCTTGTATCATCTGGTGCAACTCCAATGGGAGATGGTAGTGGGTCAAAACAATTAAATCCTGGCACGGTATACAGAAATGGCTATGGACTATTTGATGTAATTACACCACCATATAACATGTATGAGTTGGCTAACTTCTATGATACAAATTTTGCTAACCATGCCGCTATTGATGCCAAGGTAGAAAATGTTGTTGGTTTGGGATATCGTTTTGATATTACAGATCGTACAATGCTTAGTTTTGAAATGAGTGACGACGAAGGCAAGGTAGATAGAGCAAGAAATAGAATTGAACGAGCAAAGATTATGCTTCGTGATTGGATTGAAGGCCTTAACGATGATGACTCATTTACAACTACAATGGAAAAAGTTTACACTGATCTACAGGCTACAGGTAATGGATTTCTTGAGGTTGGTCGTAAAGTAAATGGTGAGATTGGATATGTTGGACATATTCCAGCAACCACTGTTCGTGTTCGTCGTTTAAAAGATGGCTTTTTGCAAATTATTGGCAACAAGATTGTTTACTTCCGTAACTTTGGTGCAACAAATGCAAACCCAGTAACCTCAGATAGACGACCAAATGAGATTATCCATTTAAAGCAATACTCTCCATTAAATACCTTTTATGGTATTCCAGATATTTTGGCAGCACTGCCATCGTTAATTGGAGACCAGTTAGCATCACAATATAATATTGACTACTTTGAAAATAAGGCTGTGCCACGATATGTGATTACAGTTAAAGGTGCTAAGTTATCTGCAGACGCTGAAGACAAGATGTTTAGATTCTTGCAGACAGGATTAAAATCTCAGTCTCATAGAACTTTATATATCCCGCTTCCAGGCGATACTGAAAATAACAAAGTTGAATTTAAGATGGAGCCTATTGAGAACGGTATTCAAGAAGGATCATTCAAAGAGTATCGTAAACAAAACCGTGATGATATTTTGATTGCACATCAAGTTCCAATTTCTAAACTTGGTGGATCTGACTCTGCAGCCATTGCTGCTGCTATTTCTCAAGACCGTACTTTTAAAGAGCAGGTTTCTCGTCCAGCACAAAGGTATCTAGAGAAAATGGTTAATAAGATTGTTAAAGAGAAGACTGATGTTCTTGAGTTGAGATTCAACGAGTTAACCCTAACAGATGAAATTGCACAGTCTCAGATTCTAGAGCGCTATGTTAAAACTCAGGTTATGACACCTAACGAGGCTCGTGAAAAATTAGATCTTCCACAACGTACAGATGGGGATAGTCCATTTGTTATGAGTCCACGACAGGCTGCAGACTCTAGAGCAGATTTGGCGGGGAACAGACAAAGAGACACTGAAAGAACCAATAATAATTCAGATTCTTCATCCACAATTTCTGGAAGAAATCCACAGGGCGAGGGGCGTTCATCCACATAATATCCACATTGTGATATAAACGGGTGATATAATTAACCTGCAATGATTATAAACAAAGCACACTGGGTTACGGAAGGCGACAGCGTTCGTTTTTCCATGCCCATTGGCAAGATCGATCAAGAACGTCGCATTGTTTCTGGTTTTGCAACCTTAGATAATATTGACAAACAAAATGACATTGTAACTACGGAAGCAAGCATGAATGCTTTCAAAAAATTCCGTGGCAACCTTAGAGAAATGCATCAACCCAGTGCTGTTGGTAAGGTTGTATCTTTTAAAGAGGATCGTTACTTTGATCCCGAAACAAAGAATTTTTACAGTGGTGTTTATGTTTCAGCATATGTTTCTAAGGGTGCACAAGATACATGGGAAAAGGTTCTTGATGGTACCTTGACTGGTTTTTCTATTGGTGGAAATATCAAAAAGTTTGATGATGAATTTAATGCAGACCTTGATAAATCAGTGCGTATAATTAAGGAGTACGATTTGCACGAATTGTCGCTTGTCGATAATCCTGCTAACCAATTCGCAAATGTTATCTCTATTGAAAAGGGACAACTTGGCGGGTATTTGGCAAAAGCAGTAGTCGATACAGTTTATTGGTGTAAACAAGACGATATTGTTCGTCTATCTCCTGAAGATAAGGAAGCATGTCCTACTTGCGATACTTCAATGTCAAACATTGGTTTTGTTGAGCATGGAGATGACAATATTGAAACATTAAAGTTCTTAGTTGATAGTGCAAAAGGCATTAGGACAATTAAGATGACTAAGGAGGATAATCCTATGACAGAAGAAACATCAGTAGCAGCAGAGACACCAGTCGAAGCAGCACCAGTTGTGGAAAATGTTGAGGTTGCTCCAGAGGCTACAGCAGAAGTCGTAGCAGAAGCAGAAGCAGTCGTCGCAGATGCAGTTGAAGAAACAGCAATTGCAAAAACTGACGAGGTTGCTACTTCTACAGAAGAAGTTGTAGAGAAAAAAGAAGATGTTGTTACAGATATCGCTAAAGATGTAACAGACATTAAAGATTCTCTAACTAATGCCTTGAGCAGTCTAGCAGAAACCGTTAAGTCACTTCAGGCTAACGTTGATGCAATTACAAAGTCCCTTGAAACAGTTACAGGAGAAGTTAAGTCTGTAGCAAGTGAGGTTAAAGATGTAAAGGGTTCTTTCGATGAGTTTGGCAAGCGAGTTGATGCAGTAGAAGCAGATACCGCTTTCCGCAAGTCTGGCGATCTAGGCGAGATCGTGCAGGAGTTTTCAGAAATGAAGACTCAAAAATCCCTATGGGGCGGACGTTTCCTCACAAATGCCGACCTATTTAACTAGTAAAAACCAAATGGAGGTGAACAATATGTCGGAACAAGAAAAACTAATTAAGGCTGCTGAAGCGGGTGCTTTCGTTTCTGGCGGTATCGGATCTGCAACAGCAACCGATGCTGACGGTAACGTATCTCCTGCTACTTCCCTTGGTAACGTTACTGGCGGAACTTTCGGTGTCACAACTGGAGCAAACGCAGTAAATCCAACAGGAAGTAACAGTGGTATTCTAAACCCTGAGCAGGCTCGCCGCTTTATCGACTACGTGTGGGATGCAACAGTTCTCGCCAAGGATGGTCGTAGAGTTACAATGCGAGCAAACACCATGGAGATCGAAAAGGTCAACGTTGGTGAGCGTGTAATCCGTGCTGCTGCACAAGCAGATGACGCATACACAAACGCAGGCGCAACATTTACAAAAGTAGAACTAACAACCAAAAAGATTCGTCTTGACTGGGAAGTTTCTACAGAGTCTCTAGAAGACAATATTGAAGGAGCGGCCCTTGAGGATCGTCTCGTTCGCTTGATGACCAATGCATTCGCAAATGACATTGAAGATCTAGCGATTAACGGTGATGGTGCTACAGGCTCATTCCTTTCAATCATGTCTGGCTTTATTAAGCAAACTCGTGGCACAGTAGGCAACGCTGCTCATGAAGCAGATGTTACCGTATCTGACAACGAGTGGACTCCACAGGTAATGCAGGATATTATTCTTGCAATGCCACGTAAGTATCGTGCACTTAAGAGCAATCTTAAGTTCTATGCAGGTACTGACGCATTCCAGGGTATCGTTAAGAACAACGGTACACTCGCAGATGCTATTGCTGAAGCGATTGCTGGACAAACACCAGGTAGCACACAGGCTAACCGTCAATCATATCTTGATGGTCTAGGTCAGACATTCGGTGGTTCTCGTACCACCCGTGTACTCGGAGTGGATGTACTTGAGGTTCCTTACTATCCAGCAGGATACGTAGACCTTACATTCCCTGAGAACCGTGTCTGGGGCTTCCAACGTGATATCACGGTAAACCGTGAGTACAAGCCAAAGAAGGACACTGTAGAATATACAGTATTCGTTCGCTTTGGTATTGCATGGGAAGAGTTGGATGCAGTTGCTTATGGCGACGCAGACAGCGCAGATTCCTAAAATTAAATAAGCAGGATTAGAGGGGAGCGGTCTAAAAAACCGCTCCCTTTTAGCATTTCTGGTATAATGACAGTGGAGGAATAAAATGTTAAATATTGAAGAATTAAAAACAAAAAGTGTTTTTGAAATAAAATCATTTGCTAAACAAAATAACATAGACCTTCTTGATGCAAGAACAAAAATAGAAATGCTTAACATTCTTGAAGGCAAAGAGGTCGTCAAGATAGCAAAAAAAGAAACACCAGATAAGATTGCTCTATATTCAGAGCGTAACAAACACAATACAAATAAAAAAATTGGATCGCTCAAAGTCGGTTATAATATAGTTACTAAGGAGGCAGCCGACTGGTGGCTTTCTCGTAAAGGTGTTAGGTTAGCAACGCCTCAAGAGTTGGCAAGGCACTACGGCATAGACTAATGGAGATTTTAAGGATTCCCCCATACCCGCTTGAGGTCACATACACAGTGCCATCTGCAAGCACATCATACTTTCTTGTTATAGAGAGCAATGATAGAAACGAAGAATTAATAGATGTAGCGGTTACATCTAGCGCAAGTTCAGTTGTGACATATACCCTTTCTGATACCTTTTCAAAATATGATGAATACTATGCTTTAACGATTTATGAAAAAGTGGGTGCTGCTCGTGGAGATGTTGTTGTAGAAGATAATTTAGAAATTGTTCGTCCTTATGTTGATCCAAATACTCTTGGGACTACGGCTACAGAAATTGCAGAGTATACAGAGCATGAAGCACTGGCTCGTCAAATTATAGATGCCTATGTTCCAGATGGATTCTATTTTACTACAGAATGGGTTCAAAATGTAGGTCAAGGCACAGACTATATGCCACTTTGGATGCGTGGGTATAAGATTCTTAAGGTTTATGAGAATGCTGAAAAAGTATATGATGTTGATGATGCTGACGGTCCAGCACTTGATGAATATGACTATAGCATTACAAAAGATAAGACGGCTATTATAAAAGATCCAGTCGCTGGTGTAGATAACTGGAACAGAGATGAGCGTAAACCAGCAAGAATGGCAATGGCAGCATCAGACTCTTTTGATTGGTATGATACTGGAGACAGTGCAAATATTCAAACATTTAGAGGTGGAGTAAGTTTTCCAGAAGGCGCTGACTATATGTTTTATATTGAAGCGGGATATAAAGTAGTACCTAACGATATTAAAGATGCTACAAATATGTTAATTGATGATATTAAGTGTGGCAGACTTGACTATTATAAGAGATATGTTGAATCATACAGAACAGATCAGTTTAATGTTAAATATAATAAAGTCATGCTAGAAGGAACTGGAAATCTTTTAGTAGATAAAATTTTAGATAAATATGTAAATGTGGTAACTCGGCCTGGAGTATTATAATGGTGCTCTGCGAAGATACAGATTTTATATATCCAATGAAGGCTGATGTTTATTATCCAATAATCACACAAGGTGGGTATGGTCAGCCAAAAAAAGATTGGGTTTTTGATAAAACCATTGCCTGCAATGCAGAGCCAGTAGGTGGAGATGGTACTGAAAACATTAAAGCAGAATCATTTTTGCAGTTGCAAAATAAACTTATGGTAAGAACAAAAAATGATCCAAGAGTATCTTCTCAAAAAGAAAACAATGCTGTCACTAATATTCTTATAACAAATATTAGACACTCAAACGATGAGTTAATATATAAAGAAACTGCTGGAGTTAGATCTGGTCGTGCAACAATATATGAAGTTGCTACAGTACAACCTTTTGTTGGTCCATTCAGAACTACAGAATATTATAAGATGATTTGGCGTAGGGCTGAAAATCAGACTGTAGGTGACTAGTGATAGTAACTACTAATACCCGTCATTTTAAAAGAACAATGGATAATATTATAGATTATTCTTATGGATTTATTGATGGTGTTCATAAAGGCAAAAAGGTATTTTTAGAAAAATTGGGCAGGGAAGTAATAGCAGCATTAAGTCAATATATAGACATAAATGCTAAAGCAAACCCTAAAGCCCTTCACCATGTATATGAGTGGTATCGTGTTGGTAGTCCAGCAGCAAGATTATATGATATAGATTTTATTGTTAACAAAAATGGTTTGGCATTATTTTCTAATTTTAGACAATCACGCTCAATGTCAAATGATGCAAGCGAACCATTTTTTGATAAAGCAAAAATAATGGAACAGGGTAAGACTGTTGTAATAAAACCAAAAAGCGGATCTGTCTTGGCTTTTCAGTCTGGTGGAGATACCGTATTTACTAAAAAGCCTGTAACAGTTAGAGATCCAGGTGGAGACGAAGTTCAGGGTTCATTTGAACAAGTCTTTGATGAATTTATGTTAAAATATTTTAAACAATCATTTATTCGTGCATCTGGTTTATATGATTATATTAAAAAACCAACGGCATTTAAAAAGAATATTCGTGCTGGATCTAAGGTTGGTAGACCAAAAGGCGTTAGCACTGGCTTTAGTTGGATAGCAAATGCAAGAATTGGGGTAGAATAGTAAAATGACCTACGAGATAAAAACAACAGGTTTTGCTCCAACATATATCAATAACTATGTCAATGAGCAACTTTCATTATTTGGCTTAATTGCTACTGGTCCTACAGAGCCAAACCAGGCTGGATTCAATCCTATGGTTCCTGCACAATATCCAACTAGCATAGAAGATCTTTATAACGATACTATATCTATTCAGCAAGTTGAATCACCTATTTTAATTGTTTATGACAGAATGATGAGATTTAGACCAACTCCTTTTTACCGTCGTAAAAGAGAGCAGTTGATTTATTTTATATATTCATCAGATGTAGCAAAACTAATAAACTCAGTAAGAATCATTACAGATGCCTTAGATCGTGAAGACGCAGCAGCCCAAGATGTTAATGCCTTTTCAGCAGAAAATGCAACAGCCTCAAATCCAGCCAATGTATATTTTCATAATATAAGGGTCTATCAGGTAGACGAAAGCAGAGACGTTGCAGAACTAGCCTCGGCTAGGACCCTATTTGTAAATAAGGTTATTGTGGAATATGACTATCATATTAAAGATACCATTTCTATAAATGGTACAAATTACACCAATCCATACTCTTAAAAATACTGTTATACTTATAACTGAGGAAACACGCCCACTTATTCAACAAGGAAAAAAGAGGTGAAACAATATGCCAGCATATACCCGTGGTACGTCTAACAACATCATCGTCGGTGCCGCAGCGTTCTTTCTCTGCGATACTACTCTTGATGCTGACGTTTTTACAGACTATGCATTTGTAAGCACAGAGTCATACAAGTCTACTCTGTCTGCAAATACTAACTGGACAAACGTTGGTTATACAATGAACGGTCTTGAAATGCAATTCCAGCCTGACTTCGGTGAGGTTGCAGTTGACCAAGTACTTGATGTTGCTAAACTTTACAAGCAAGGTATGCAGGTAAATGTTGCTACAGCATTCGCTGAGGCAACTCTTGAGAATCTACTCTATGCTCTTGCATTTGCAGATACAGAACTAACTGGCTCAAAGAGCACTTCATCAGGTCGTCGTCTGAACCTTTCAGCAGGCGAACTCGGTGAGTGTCCAGTTGAGCGTGGTATCGCAGCAGTCGGTCCTGGTACTGGCGACTGCGACAACTCTGGTAACGTAGAACGTGTCTATGTCGGATATCGTGCGCTTTCAATTGAAAACGTAACAGTATCGGCAAAGCGTGATGAACCTTCAATGTTTGAAGTTTCATTCCGTCTACTTCCAGAAGACGCTTCTGGCGCATATGGTAAGATCGTAGATCGTACTCATACCGCATCATAATCTTAAAATAAGATTAATAACGACCCACTCCCTACATGGGGGTGGGTTCGTTGTTTATGGTAAAATGGTTTAAATGGCTACAGAAATATATAAAACAGAAATAATTGAACTTGTTGACGGTACCGAAATAGAAATTATTCCATTAAAGATAAAGTACCTTAGAGAGTTTATGAATGCTTTTGATGCTATTCGTGCTACCAGAACTGATCAAGAAGCGATATTAGTTTTATCTGAATGCACAAGAATATGTATGAAACAATATTATCCAGAAATATCAAAGAGCATAGAAGATGTTGAAGATCACGTAGACTTGCCAACAATATACAAAATATTAAATATTGCTGCTTCAATTAAAATTGATAAAAAATCTGAACAGCCAGTAAAAGAACAGGCTACAGAAAGTGGATCTTCATGGGATTCTCTTGATTTAGCCAAACTAGAAACTGAGGCATTTTTGCTCGGTATTTGGAAAGATTATCAAGAATTAGAACAATCTCTATCTATGGCAGAACTAATTGCAACAATATCAAGTAAAAGAGAATTAGATTATGAGGAAAAGAAGTTTTTGGCAGCAATACAGGGTGTTGATTTAGATAAAAATAGTGGTAGTAGAAGAGGGCAGCAAGAATGGGAAGATCTCAAAGCAAGAGTATTTAGTGGTGGTAAAGCAAAAGATGGAAATGATATTCTTGCTCTTCAGGGTCCCGCTGCTGAAAAAGCAGGGTTTGGTATTGGCATGGGCTTAGATTATGAAGACATGCGTGACCCTTCAATAATGAAGTAATAATATTGAAAATAGCCGTTTTGTGCTATAATTACATTTAACCTATATAGGAGGATAAATGGCAACAACAACGTATGAGAGCCAAGAACTTACTCTTATGGATGGAACAAAAATCGCAGTGAGACCATTAAAAATTTCACTACTTCGTCCATTTATGAGCAAGTTTGAAAAGGTAGCAGAGGTGGCAGACAATAATGAGAAGTCAATGACTCTACTTATTGAATGTGTAGAAATTGCTATGAAGCAGTTCAAGCCAGAATTGGCTAGTGTCGAAAAACTTGAAGAGGTCTTAGACCTTCCAACAGTTTATAAGATCATTGAGGCTGCTTCGGGGGTTAAACTCCAAGACGCTAATGCTCTGTTGAATACAGTGCTTGCAAACAACTAAAAGTTAGAGGTGCTATAAGTGGCTGACGTAAATGCTAATATTGGCATAAATATAGATACGTCTCAGTCTTTAGCAGAGATTAAAAATCTCCAGCGACAATTAGCACAACTATATACAAGCATAAACAAAGGTAGTGCTGCAGCCGCAGCAGCCCAAAAGGGTCTTGCTACTAACTTAATGAACACCATCAATGCTGGTGGTAAGTTCTATGCCCAGATGGGCACAATCCGAACAAGTACGGAATCATTTACTCACGCACTAGAGAAAAATAAACTCTCTATGCGTGAGTATTTCCGTTTTGCTGGCGGATCTACAAGAACATTTGGAAAATTATTTAAATCAGAATTTGACACAATTGGCAAGGTAGCCGAAGAACGTGTCAAGAGAATGCAGACTCAATATATTAAATTGGGTCGTGATGCATCTGGAGCCATGAAGGCAATTTCCATAACTCCTACAAGTTTAAATATGAAAGAGTATGGAAATCAAGTAGCAGTAGCAGCACAAAAACAAGCACTTTTAAATCAATTATTAAAGCAAGGTTCAACTAATCTATTAAACTTTGGTAAAAATACACAGTGGGCTGGCCGTCAGTTAATGGTTGGTTTTACAATACCGCTTGCATATTTTGGTACAGCAGCAGCCAAAACATTTATGGATTTAGAGGCTCAAGCCCTTAAGTTTCGTCGTGTTTATGGAGATATGTTTACTACTACTGCTGAAACAGAAAAAGCACTTGGAGAAATTCGTGCACTAGCAGAAGAATTTACTAAATATGGTGTAGCAGTTACAAAAACTATGGAAATGGCAGCCTCTGCTGCTGCTATGGGTAAGACTGGTGCAGAGTTAACCGCACAGGTAGCAAATGCTACACGACTAGCAGTTCTTGGTAACGTAGAGCAAGAACAAGCATTAGAAACAACAATATCTTTAACAAACGCTTTTGGAATTGCAGCGGAAGATCTAGCAAATAAGATTAACTTCCTAAACTCTGTAGAAAACCAAACAGTAACTGCTATTGAAGATTTAACTATTGCTATTCCAAAGGCTGGACCAGTTGTACAGCAATTAGGTGGTAGCGTAGAAGATTTGGCATTCTTCTTAACTGCAATGCGTGAAGGTGGCATTAATGCATCAGAAGGTGCTAACGCACTCAAGTCTGGTCTTGCATCATTAATTAACCCAACTAAAAAAGCATCTCAAATGCTTGCCGATATGGGAATTAATATTAAAGATATTGTTGAAAGAAATCAAGGAGATCTAAAAAGAACAGTAATTGATTTTGCTTTAGCGCTTGACACTCTTGCACCATTAGAAAGATCAAGAGCAATTGAACAACTATTTGGTAAGTTCCAGTTTGCTCGTTTATCAACATTGTTCCAAAATGTTACAAAAGATGGAACTCAGGCAGCAAAGGTTTTACAACTAGCAACGGCATCTGTTGAAGAACTTGCTATCTTATCAGAGCGAGAATTAAAAGCAGTAGAAGATGCTATTGGTACAAACTTTAAAGAGGCAGTTGAACAACTTAAAATATCTATTGCTCCAATTGGTAAAGAATTCTTAAAAGCAATTACTCCAGTTGTAGAATTTTTAGGAAAACTATTTGATAAATTTAATAATCTTGGCGACGGTACAAAGAAATTTATAGTAATTTTAACAAGTCTAGTAGGTCTAATAGGTCCAACATTATTAATGACATTTGGTTTAGTAGCAAACGGTGCTGCAAATATTATCAAAATGTTTATATTAATGAGACAAGGATTTTTAAAGTTAGCAGGTAATAGTACAAATCTAGCAGCACAAACACAATATATGACAACAGAGCAGCAAGAGGCTGCTATTGTTGCTGCCTCACTAAATCAAGCACATACACGTTTAACACAACAGTTTGTTCTAGAGGCTTCTGCTGTAAATCAATTGAGAAATGCATATGTTGGTGCTACAACCGCAGCATTAAGGTTTGCTGCTGCAAATCCAGGAATGATGATTCCAGGGTTTAAGGCTCCAGTAAAAGGATTTAGCAAAGGAACTAATAAAGTTCCAGGGTATGCAAAAGGAACTGATTCAGTACCAGCAATGCTCACACCAGGTGAAGCAGTTATTCCAGAGCCTATTGCACAAGACGACAGATTTAAGCCACTAATTGCTGCTCTTGTAAGTGGAGAAATTG